AGAGGTATCTCCCTCTTATGAATCAGCAGATTAATAAGTATCTGCAAATAATGGATTTCTACGTTAACTTCTCTCTAGATGAAGAATTTAACGAAACTGTAAAGACACCAATTCACGAAAATTTTTCATACTCTTCCTTTAGTGAAGGTGAAAAAATGAGAATTAATCTGGCACTCTTGTTTACTTGGAGAGAGATTGCACAGATGAAGAACTCTATAAGCACAAATCTTCTGATACTTGATGAGGTATTTGATAGTTCTTTGGACGGAGTTGGAATTGAACTCTTCTATAAGATTATCAGATACGTCATCTCTGACACTAATGTCATGGTAATTTCCCACAAGACTGATGAGATGTTGGATTACTTTGATACTGTGTTGAAGTTTGAAAAAGTCAAAGGATTCAGCAAGATTAGCAGTTGACTAACCCACCCACTCTTGGTATGATTACTGGGATACTCTTCTGTCTATATTATGTCAAATGATGTAAGGCACAGTGATGCCTATTATGATTACAATCGAAATGACCCAGAGAGGGAAAGTCCTTTCGAGTCTGAAGATGATGGACGAGATGAAGAAGGAAGATATCCTGCAGACCATCCCAGTCAGGCATTCTGGCACGAAGATGGTGTGGAGTTTGTAGGTAATCCCTACGGTTCTGGTGTGCCATATACGAGTAATTTTGCAACGGCAGATACCATTAGTTTTACTTCTGGTTCTACTGGTGTATCAACTCTTGGTGGAGAGTCTTCTGACACTATTACATACAGTGGTAATCCGTTTGCTGAAACCATGCATATCGGTGGAGGTGACACAATCTTTGGTGCAGCATCATCTGATACCATTAATTTTAGTAGCAATACTTTTGCTGCAGCACAAGAAGTACCATTTGATTATGATTGGGGAAGTGATCTCCTTGATTTCTGTGGTGCTGCTTACACTGGTTCCAGAGTTTTTGGTGGTATGGGTGAGGATACCATCAGTTTCAACCTTCCAGAACGGAACCTTCCAGAACCAGACTGGAAATATAATGAAAGTGCTATTCTCAAAGAACTTGAGAATTACCTTAAGAAAACCTATGGTCAGCACTACTCTGATTCTAAGAGTAATGACCAGACCCTTGATAAAATTAAAGATAGTAGGAAAGAAGGATTCTTTGCTGGTAATGTAGTGAAGTACATTGACCGATATGATTCCAAAGGGACTCCTCGACAAGACTTGTTTAAAGTCCTACACTATACTATGCTTCTGATTAATCATCTCGACCTTATTGAAGAAAACTGAAATTATGAAACTGTCCCCTGAAACTATTACTGTTCTGAAGAACTTTGCTTCTATCAATCAGTCTATTCTAGTTAAGTCAGGTTCTCGTCTTCGCACTATTAGTGTGATGAAGAATATTCTTGCTGAGGCAGATGTGAAAGAGTCTTTTGAACGAGACTTTGCAATTTATGACCTTAACCAGTTCCTGAATGGTCTTAGTCTTCACCAAGACCCAGACCTTGACTATAGCAATGACTCTCACCTTATTATTCGTGAAGGAAAACGTCGAGTAAAGTATTTCTTTGCTGACCCAGAAGTTATTGTTACTCCCCCCGATAAAGAGTTGAGTCTTCCTACTGAAGATGTTTCTTTCCAACTGGAGCACTCTCAACTTGACCGACTCATTAAAGCATCTGCTGTTTATCAACTTCCTGACCTGTCTGCTGTTGGTGAAGCAGGTGTAGTCAAACTTATCGTTCGTGATAAAAAGAATGATACCTCCAATGAGTTTGCAATCATTGTTGGTGAAACTGATAAAGAGTTCTCTTTCAACTTCAAAGTAGAGAACATCAAAATCATTCCTGGAACTTATGATGTAGTTGTTTCTCAGAAACTTCTTTCTAAGTTTACAAATGCTCGATTCAATCTGAACTACTATATTGCACTGGAGCCTGACTCCACTTTCGGTTGATATCTTTTACTTTTTAAATTATGAGTCGTGATGAATTTCTTTGGGTTGAAAAGTATCGACCCAAAACAATTGAAGATTGTATTCTTCCTGCTTCAACTAAGAAAACCTTTAAGGACTTTGTTGAGAATGGAGAAGTACCGAACCTGCTCCTTGCTGGTCCCGCAGGGTGCGGAAAGACTACAGTTGCGAAAGCACTTTGTCATGAACTTGGAGTAGACTATTATGTCATCAACGGATCCGATGAAGGAAGATTCCTTGATACTGTCCGAAACAATGCGAAGAACTTTGCTTCGACCGTCTCGCTTACGGCAACTGCTAAGCACAAAGTCATCATCATTGATGAGGCAGATAACACAACCCATGACGTACAACTCCTCCTACGGGCATTTACTGAAGAATTTAGTGGCAACTGCAGATTCATCTTCACTTGCAACTACAAAAACAAAATCATTGAACCCCTGCATTCCCGTTGTGCCGTTGTGGAGTTCTCCATTACAGGAAAACAAAAACCAGGAATTGCAGCAAAGTTCTTCGGAAGACTTCAAACAATATTGGATGATGAGGGAGTCAAGTACGACCAAAAGGTCCTTGCAGAACTCATCAATAAGCACTTCCCAGACTGGAGAAGAGTCCTCAACGAATGTCAGAGGTATGCAGTCAGTGGAGAGATTGATACAGGCATTCTTGCATCGTTTGCGGAGGTAAAAACCGATGAACTTATCAAAAATCTTAAAGAGAAGAACTTTGCGGAGGTACGTAAGTGGGTCGTCAGTAATCTGGACAATGACTCTGGTGTACTTTTGCGCCGCATTTATGATGCTTGTTATGCATCCCTTGATGGTCCTTCCATTGCTGCTGCTGTGCTTATTGTTGCTAAGTATCAGTATCAAGCTGCCTTCGTAGCAGACCAAGAGATTAATCTCCTAGCAGCACTTACTGAAATCATGGTGGAGTGTAATTTCAAATGAACAATGAAGTATACGCAACAAATAGAAACGAACTAATGCACCAACGTCTACAGGCATGGTTACGTGAGAATAAAAGTGATGACGTTGAATACCTTGGATATTATGATGATGTTCTTGGTCAACCGAATTATTGGTATCGCATCGGTAAGTACGATGTTACTGTAGACTGCATTGAAGACATTACCCTAGCAGAAGAAGAATGAGCACTAATGTAAAACTAATCCGTATTGTTACTGGTGAAGAAATCGTAGCAGACCTTCTTGAGGATACGGGAGATACTATCACGATTAAGAATGCACTGGTTGTATTCCCAAACCAACAGCAAGTTGGATTTGCACCTTGGTGTACGGTATTAGATAGAGACCGTCCAGAAATTACTATTAAACATAGTCACGTTGTATACATCGCAGAGGTCGATACAAATGTCACGAAAAAGTACACAGAAGTTTTCGGTGGTGTCGGGATTGTTACCCCAGAAGAAAAGAAAATCATTATTTGACATGAAAAGTAAAACTAAAAACCAATATGCCTTTTGGACTTTCTTGGCACTTACATTGTTTTTAGGACAAATCTATGTCGGGTATGGATACCGTCTCATGCATGGAAGTATGGTAGATTTGCTTGATAAAGTAGATGGTGTCCTCCTGCATAAAACAGAGAGTTCACCTAGTTATTTGTTGAACGATGAAGTGTGAAGTAACGATGTATCGTGGTGGAACAATATTCAAAGAATCGTATGTTGTTCGTGATTATCAAGAAGCAAGAAAAGTTGCTAAGGCTAGAAATCCAGACGTAACTATTGTTGGAGTGAATGCAGTATTTGATTAATGGAATTAAAGGATTGGTTAAACAGTATCAATAAAACGAAGAAAAATCTAATCGATGAAGACCCTTCAATCGAAAAAGAATATCTTCCATATATTATTAATAGGTGTCTGAGTGGTAGTATTGATTGTGTCATGTACTGCAATGAACTCAATATCAGTCACAATTTAGACAAGAAACTCCAATATGATTTTCTTATAAATACAGTGAGACCTAAAAAGAGGTTTTCTCCCTGGTTAAAGAAGGAAAAAATCAAAGATATTGAATCCGTCAAGTCATATTATGGATATAGTAATGAGAAGGCAGAACAAGCTTTGAAAATCCTGACCACAGAGCAAATTAATTTTATAAGAGAAAAACTTGACGTTGGAGGAACAAAATGAGTGTCGTTCAAGAACCTGAAGTGAATTGGACTCTCGACCAGATGGTGGAAGTTGTACTTAATGAACCTGACGACTTTCTTAAAGTTCGAGAGACTTTAACCAGAATTGGAGTTGCATCAAGAAAAGAAAAAAAGATTTATCAGTCCTGTCATATCTTACATAAGCAAGGCAAATATTACTTAGTTCATTTTAAGGAATTATTTGC